ATGGCCTATGTTGAGCGATGTGCAAAAGCAAGTGAACTGGTACGGCGAAAAGCTCGACAGTGAGGATTGGAAAGATATGTTTATGTCTAGCCTGAATAAGCAGCGATCAGTGCCGGGCATCGACGGTGGCTTTGTTGGGCTTAATCGCAGAACAAGCAAGTTGGACAAAGAGGGCTTTGCTCAGTTGATCGAGGTGATCTACGCCTTTGGAAGTGAGCAGAATGTAGCGTGGGGCGAACCAGCACTTCAAACCTATTCACAATACAAAGAGGCAGCGTGAGCGAATGGATTAGTGTGTCTAGCTCCTTGCCACCATTAGGTAAGGTTGTCTTAGTTCAATGCGTTGTTAAATATGGCAGGAAAAAGCAAATCATGGGTGCCAAGCGGATGGACGACTCATTTGAAGTAGGAGCCGGAATAGATGACTGGAGTTGGATTGCCCTTAAAAACGACAATGATTTTACAGTCACAATTCAGTTGAAAGAGGTGTTTTTATGGAAACCACTTCAACAGACCGTGGATTAAACACCTAAACAACATAAGGAAGCAGCGTAATGGGAGCGATTAAGCGGACACCCGCCGACAAAGCATTTAGTGACTGCATAAGGTCAGCAGCAGAATGGACTTGTGAGCGATGTGAAACCTATTACCCGGAAGGTCGGCGTATGGGTCTGCACTGTAGTCACTATCACGGTCGCGGGAAATGGGGAGTGAGGTTCAATGTTAATAACGCTGAGGCGCTTTGTTATGGGTGCCATCAATACTTGGGGGCACATCCAAATCTTCATACTGATCACAAATTGGAATCTATTGGGCAGGGTGCGATTGATATTCTGCAAGAAAAAGCCAACGACACCAGTTTAGGTCGGGCGGCAAGGCGTGATGCTAAAGACATAGCTAAACACTATCGAACCGAATTTAAACGCATTCACCAATTACGGCTGGATGGCACTGTAGGTAAATTAACAATTGAGTCATGGAGCTAACGATGGCAGCAGCAAAGAAAAACAATGTAGTTAAGATCAAGGTAAGGCACGTTGGCAAGTTCCCATTACCCAGTTACGCCACCAAAGGCTCAGCCGCGATGGATCTTGTAGCCGAAGTAGGCCGATCAACTCACATTGTGCAGGGCATGAATGAGCTAATTCCCACAGGGATCTACATTGAAATCCCAGTGGGCTTCTGCGCCAAGATCTATGCTCGGTCGGGTCTAGCCGACAAGAAGGGTCTATGCCCATCTAACGCGGTAGGGATCATCGATTCTGATTACCGGGGCCAAGTCTTTGTCTCGCTAATGAACCACTCGCAAGTCACTCAATACATTGAGCCGGGTGAGCGCATTGCTCAACTTGTGCTTGAGAAAGTTGAAGTCATTGAATGGGTAGAGGTGGAAGAGCTTGAAGAAACAGATCGAGGTATCGGCGGCTTTGGATCAACTGGCGAAAAGACAGCCGCGTAACTACTTACAGGATCGGTATTGCTGCCCAACCGCAGAGATATTAAACCTGTTCGCATTACGTGGCTTTACGCTAAGAGAAACCGCTGAGCGATTGGGGGTGAAGTACTCGACCCTGAAAACTCAGGCGTGGGAGCTGGAGATTCACTTTGCTAGTGGGCGTGGCGCTATCGACAGAAAGCACACAGTAACCTACCAAGGAAAGGAGATGGGTATTAAAGAACTAGCCGATGAACACAACATGAACTGGCAAACACTCTCTGACCGCCTACGTTATGGCTGGACAGCAGAACAAGCTGTATCCATACCAGTACGACAAGGGAACTGGACGTACAGGGAAGGGACTGACAGGGAGCCTACAGGTACAGACGTTACATCAATATGGTTAAGAAAGGCGTGGAAGTTATGACATACGATCAAGACGTTATCAACGAAGGGGCATTACTGATCTCATTGTTAGTTTCAACGATGATTGAAATTACTGATCGACCTATGAACGAGCAAGACGATTTAATCATAGCGGCAGCAATGGAGTGGGCAGAAGATCATAGTGACGCTGTGTTGGTTGCTGATATTACCGAACACTAATCTAAAGCAAAAAAAGCAGAAAAAGTAAGGGGTGGATATGAGCAAGAATGGCTTTAGTAATCAAGAATTAATTGGCGATCTATCCTTGCTACAAGAAGAGATCACTATATTGAAAAGCACTGTTGCCCATCAGCGAGCCTTGATCGAAGTGTATAGGTCTCTTGAGTATACGTTGAGATACCTAAGAGTTGGATCGCCTAAATTTAATATGTTTGACGGGGCGTGCGTGGGTTGCGGCAGTGAGTACAAGCAGCGTCACCACAATGACTGCATAGTTCTTGGTATAAGGCGATTGCAAAGAAGTGTGCGCAGAGAGGCTAGTCGATCCAGCGTGTGATTAATATTACAGGAACGAAAGTATGATCAAGTGCAATATTACGGAATCAGGCAGAAAAAGGCAGAAAAAGGCAGAAAAAGGCAGAAAAAAGCGGATAAAAAACAAAAACAGAAAAAGAAACAGACTGAGTAAATAAAGTGTTATCTAGCTAGAAAGGAAATAGAAATGGCAGGCAGAAAGAAAGGTACTCCAAAAACTGGCGGTAGAGTTAAAGGTTCTCTTAATAAGGGGAATCAATCCATTATGGATAAACTAGCCTCTATTAATTGTGACCCTATTGAGGGCATGGCTAAGATTGCCAAGAAAGCCATGGAAGAGGGTGATCTACATTTGGCGTTAGCGGCGTTTAAGGATCTAGCCCAGTATATAGCCCCCAAACGTAAGTCGATTGAAGTGTCAGGTGAGCTAGAAATTGACGCAGTGCAGGATATTCTTGTTAGCTTTAAGGATATACCTAGCCTTGATTGAGACTGAGCTACCCGCAATCTTTCACCCATTTGCCACACAGAAGCACCGCTATCGTATCGCACACGGTGGTCGTGGATCTGGCAAGTCATGGGCGATTGCTCAGTTACTCATCATCAGCGCCTATAGTAAAGAGACTCGCATACTCTGCGCCCGTGAGATTCAACGCTCGGTGGCAGACTCAGTGCTTCAATTGCTATCCGACACCATTGATCGCTTAGGCATGACTTCATTCTTTGAGATTCAAAAGACCCAAATCATCGGCAAGAATGGCTCACGCTTTATCTTTGAGGGCTTGCGCTCCAACGTCAATAAGATCAAGTCGATGGAGGGCATTGACATTGTATGGGTGGAAGAGGCTGAGGCGGTAACCAAATCATCATGGGAAACCTTGATACCCACCATCCGCAAAGAGGGTAGTCAGATTTGGGTGAGTTTCAATCCCATGAGGCAGCATGATGACACCTATCAACGCTTCGTGATCTCACCGCCACCAGACAGTGTGGTGGTTAAGGCCAACTGGGACTCAAACCCTTGGTTCCCCAAAGAGCTAGACAAAGAGCGCCTACACCTTCAAGCCACTGACCCGGATCTTTATCAACACGTATGGGAAGGGGAGTGTATGACCGCACACAAGGGCGCTTACTACGCCGAACAGATGAGGCAGGCCAAGGCCGAGGGTCGCATAACAAACGTGCCGTGGGAGCAAGCTGTGCCTGTACAAACATGGTGGGACTTAGGGGTAGCTGACTCCACCTCAATCTGGTTCACGCAATCCGTAGGCAAAGAGATTCGCGTCATTGATTACGAGGAACATTCAGGTGAGGGCTTGGCATTCTATGTGAAGCTACTGAGAGAGAAGCCGTATATCTATGACGAACATTGGGGGCCACATGACATACGGGTCAGAGAACTAGGCACTGGCCGATCACGATTAGAGCAGGCAGGGGATATGGGCTTGCATTTCAATGTGGTCAAGAATATTCCCATTATGGATGGTGTTCAGGCTGTTCGCTCACTGTTCAACCGATGCTGGTTCGATGAGCAGAAGTGTAAGTTGGGATTGGATTGCTTATCGACCTATCACAAAGAGTATGACGAGATTAACCAAGTCTACAAGTCTCGACCTGTTCACGACTTCTCTAGTCATGGCGCTGACGCATTCCGTTACTTTGCTGTGGGCTGGAATGAGCCGCAATCCACCCTCCCTCAAGTCGTTAGTAGTATCTAATAACCGTGTATCAATGCGTCAAGGTAGCACAATGATATAGCGCCCAATGGCGAAGCATTTTCTAGGGGAAGTAACATGGGTTTAACTTGGGGAACACCCAACGGTGGCAAGAGCGCGATGAGAGATAAGGCTAAGAAATCAAGCGGTGGTGGTAGCCCGCATGAGCGCAACAGGCCAGCACCAACTCCTAAAGCTAAACGCAAAGCCAAGCCAAAGGGCGGGGTAGCCCATGTTAAAACCGTGTCTAAGCCCAAGGCTGTAGTCGCTCCAACACCTAAACCAAAGCCCAAGGTGGTAACGACACCAGCCCCAGCAGCAAAGATTGTGGCAGTGCCTAAGCCTAAAGTCGTAATTGCGCCCAAGCCTAAAGTTGAGCCAAAGGTAGAGCCTAAAGCAAAAGCAACGCCCAGCCCTACTGCGGTGAAGCCCGGCACTGGATCGGCAGCAGCCATTAAGCCTAAAGTCGAAGTTAAGCCTAAGCCAGTGGTACAACCAAAGCCTGAGCCTAAAGCGGAGCCGATCAATCATCCTGCTCAAAAAGAAGTGGCTGTGATTAAGCCAGCACCAAAGCCAGCTCCAGCTCCAGTGCCTAAAGTTGAGGCCGCACCCAAACCTAAAGCCAAACCTAAAGGCGGTTTGCCTCATGTGTTAGCTAGCACTTCCGCTACACCTAAGCAGAAGGTTGAGATGAATTTCCTTGAAAAAGGACTACCTAAAGCTGAGCCTAAAGCCGAGCCTAAAGTAGAGGTTAAACCTACTCCTGTGGCAAAGCCTATCGAAAAGAAAGCGCCAGTAATTGATTCTGGTATGGATAACCGAGAGAAAGTGTATGAGGCTCCAGCTAAGTCCAAGACCACAGCTAAGGCTGATCTATTTATAGACCGACAGAAAGCTGATATGGGAATGGATGACCGCGAAAAGGCTTACGTTAAACCAGCAGCGCCTAAGCCTGCCCCTACTCCAGCACCAAGAATTAAAGTTGAGTCCACAAAGAAGGGCGGTAAGCCCATGAATGAGCAGAAACTTATCACCAAGGGCAACAACGTCACGCATGATGCAAAGAAAGCAGCAGAGAAGCGCACTCCCGCGCCAACTGAGTACAACCAAGCGTACTGGGCTGATCAACGTGCTAAGGGTGTGAGTCAAGCCGACATGAAGGTTGAGCAAGACAAGGTAGGTATGAAGAAAGCTTATTCAGGTGACGCGATTGTCACAGAGGATATGCAGCGTAAGGCTAGCGATGATCTTAGTCGCGTTACTGGATCAATGGCTGTGATTGATGATCCTGATATGAGTAAGGCAGATAAAGCCGACCTTACCAAAGCAGGCATCCTTGTTGGCGGCGTCAAAAAGACCGAAGAGAAGAGCGGGTTATTTGATAGGAACGTCAAGACCACTTACGACTACAAGGGCGGCCCATCCATTGTTACTAAATCGGATGACCCAACCATTGGTGATGTTCGCCTTGGTGAGAAGACTTCAACCACGTTTGTTGATGGCGTTGAGGTGGCCACTAAGACAGGCCATGACCCATTAGGCAAAGATGCCAAGGTGACTAAGCCTGATATTGCAGGCCATATTGATGACACACAGAAGGTTGATCCTACAACCGTCAAAGACGACATCATTTCTATCGATGAAGAAATCAAGAATGAAACCGACCCGGATAAGTTAAAGGCGCTTCACCAGCGCCGTCTTCGCTTAATGCGAATGATGCGAACTAACACCCGCTTTGCAGGCTTGCTTGATGATGCCGACACTAAACGATCTAACTTAATGAGTATTGGATAATGAATATATCACCCGAAGCGTTAATTAAGCGCCACGACCGACTCAAGGCAGACCGAGCTAACTGGGATCAAATGTGGGAAGAGCTGTCTACATTCCTAATGCCGGGCAAGGCCGACTTCATTACGACCAATACTAAAGGCTCCAAGCGGTCAGCAGAGGTGTATGACTCCACTGCGATTCATGCGCTACAAATCCTATCCGCCTCATTGCATGGCTCATTGACTAGCCCGTCAACCAAATGGTTCGGCTTACGCTTCCGTCAAGACGAGTTGAACGAACACAAAGACGCGAAGAATTGGCTGGAAAGCTGCTCCAAATCCATCTTCCAAGAGTTCGGCAAGTCTAACTTCTCAACCGAGGTAGCAGAGGCGTATCAAGATATGGTGGGCTTTGGTACGGCGGCACTCCAGTTTGATGTGAAGACCAAAGAAGCTGGCTTTGATGGCTTTAACTTTAGAGCGTGTCACTTAGCTGAGGTGGTGATTGCTGAGTCCGTAGAGGGCCGTATTGATACGGTGTTCCGCAAATTGAAACTCACTGCGCGTCAAGCTAATCAGAAGTTTGGTGATCAGTGTGGCGACAAGGCCATGAAAGCCCTAGAGAAAGATCCGGACAAAGAGTTTGACTACATTCAGGCCGTGTTCCCTAGAGAGCTGGAGGGTGAGCCTGCAATGGTTGCACCACCCCACCTACGCCCATGGGCTTGCTATTACATTAGCGTCATCGACAAAAAGATTTGCCAAGAGACAGGTTATTACGAGCTGCCATTCATGGTGCCACGCTGGGCTAAGACCACTGGTGATGTCTATGGCTTTGGGCCGGGCTGTACTGCTCGACCTGACATTAAGACACTGAATGAGTCACGCAAGCTGGCCATGAAAGCGTGGGAAAAGTCCATAGACCCGCCATTGAAAGCCATGCAAAACGGCATCTTGGGCAAGATCGATATGCGCCCATCGACTGTGACTTATGTGCGGGATATGAACAACCTAGAGCCGATTGTGAACGCGACCAACTGGAACGCGGATCAACTCATGCTCTCTGATGTACGTGCGTCTGTACGCCGCATCTTCTTCTCTGATCAACTTGAGTTGCAAGATGGCCCACAAATGACGGCCACTGAGGTTCAGGTGCGTTATGAGTTAATGCAACGCTTACTTGGCCCAACATTAGGCCGTCTTCAATCCGAGTTCCTAAACCCGGTTGTTGAGCGAGCGTTTTATTCCATGTTGCGTGGTCAAGCGTTACCACCAATGCCCGAAGTCTTACAGGAAGTAGGAGGTGATCTCGATATTGAATACGTTGGCCCGTTAGCACGATCTCAGAAGATGGATGAAGTCACAGGCATCCAACGCGCTATCGAAGGGATTATGCAACTCGCACAGGTCAATCCCGATGTACTCGACATTGTTGATGTGGATAAGGCAGGGCGCACTATCAGTGACCGATTGGGCGCTCCTGCTGACATATTACGTGGCAATGAAGAAGTGGGCGAGATGCGTCAAGCGCGTCAACAACAGCAGCAACAACAAGCCGAGATGGAACAGGGTCAGCAAGAATTAGCTGGCGCGACCCAAGCGGCACAACTGGAGCAGATGGTTAATGCCTAAACCTCAGTTTGAAAAAGACGTTAAGGAGCTATTTAGCACCAAGACAGGCCAGCGTATGTTGGCCAATATGAAAGCGGCCTATGGTGATCGAATCTCGTTTACCAAAGACCCATGCGAAACGGCTTTCCGCGAAGGTCAGCGTAGCATCTATATACAAATCGCGGACATAGTGGAGAACTAAAATGAGTGACGAAGTAAGTGATGAAGTAATTGTAGAAGAATCAAGCGCATCATGGCATGAGGGTTTATCTGACGAGTATCGAGGCAATGAGTCTCTATCACAGATTCCAGACCTTGATACCTTGGCTAAATCCTATTTGGACGCTCAACAATATGCAGGCGGTTCAATCCGCATACCGGGTGAAGATGCAAGCACCGATGATTGGTCAGCATTCAATGCCAAGCTGCAAGACAAAGTACCTACCTTACTTAACCTACCGAGTGATGAAGAAGAAGCGCGAGCCGCGATGTATGCGCGACTAGGCCGACCCGACTCTGCTGATGGTTATGGCATTGATGGCGCTGATCCTGATTTCCTTCAATGGGCCTTTGATAACGGCTTATCTAGCTCGCAAGTTAAGGCGTGGCAGGAAAATACCCAAGAGCAAGGTCAGCAGAATGAAACTGATCATGACTTAGAGATGCAAGAGGCGAATGACTTACTCAAGAAAGAGTGGGGCCATGCCTACGACACCAAGCTCTCTCAAGCTAAGAACGCGGTATTGGCCTATGCCGATGCGGAGACTCAACAGTTTCTATTAGATTCAGGCTTAGCTAATAACCCCGGCATGATCCGCTTAATGGCAGGCATTGGGGCCACCTTGACCGAAGACCAATCCGCAGGCTTACAAAGCGGTAATAACTTCACCTTATCGCCTACCGAAGCCATGGATCGTATCTCAGAGGTTCGCCGTAACACTGAGCATCCATACAACGTAGCGAATCACCCACAACACCGGGCCGAAGTAGAGAAGATGGAGCGTCTTTACTCGCAAGCCTATCCCGAAGCGGTTTAAGCACTAATAACCGTGTAGAAACCAACGATCATCTAATCAACAGGGTAGCTAATCCTTAGTCCTGTGGGTTAGATGGGCCGTTTCCTATCTCGTCAAAGCAAGCGTTATTGCCAGTCTAGAGTCCCGAAAAGGGGTAGCTCAAAACGCCAATTTCTAATGCCTATTTCGGAGATAAGATCATGGCTAATACAATCACACAAGCGTTCGTCCAGCAGTTTCAGGACAATTTAATCCACCTTGCTCAGCAGAAGGGTTCACGTTTACGCAGTTCAGTAAATGAGCAATCTGTAACTGGCGAGAAATTCCACTTTGAGCGTCTAGGTACGGTTGCTGCTGTTGCGAAAACAACTCGCCACACGAACACCCCAGTACTTGATGTTCCTCACTCACGCCGTACTGCAACTATGTCTGACTATCACTGGGCTGACCTCATTGATAACGAAGATAAGGTGCGTATGTTGGTTACTCCTGAGAGCCATTATGCTCGCTCTGGTGCAAACTCTATGGCTCGCGCCATCGATGATTTGATCATTGCAGCGGCTACAGGTACAGCCACAGACGGTGACGGCACTTCAATCGCTCTACCAGCAGCACAGAAGATCGCTCACGGCTCCG